CCGTCGCGCCGTGGCCGGAATGGCTACCCGATCAAGCGGTGTTCGGCAATGCCGGCAGCCCGACCATCAAGAATTGCGTGCCGCTGACGCCGCGCAGCTACGGCCCGATGCCGAGCGCGGTGGTGCATTCGGAGAACGCCTTGGACGAGCGGTGCCAGGGCAGCTACTCGGCCAAGGACGCCAGCAACAACGTCTATATCTTCGCCGGCGACCGGCAGAAGCTCTACCAGATCCCGCCCGGCTCCCGGACGCTGGACACCGCCGGCAGCGGCTTCGCGACGCTGCCCGTGACCTCGACCGGCGGGTTCTGGTCGATGACCAGCTACGGGACGAGGATCATCGCGACCAACGGGGTCGATCCGCCGCAGACACTGATGCTGGGCGACACCAATTTTGTCGATCTGCAGCCGGGCGATCCGGTCGGGCCGCCGATTGTGCCGGCGGCACCGCGCGCCCGCTTCTGCGCGGTGGTGAAAGACTTTCTGTTCCTGGCCGACACCACCGATCCGGTCGACGGCCATGTGCCTTATAGGACGTGGTGGTCGAGCAAAACCGACCCGACGAGCTGGCCGACACCTGGGACGGTTGACGCGCTCCAGGTCCAATCAGATTTCCAGGATCTGGTACAAACAGACTTAGGCAACATAACGGGGTTAATTAGTGGTTTTGCGCCAGGTAGTGATGTAGTTATCTTTTGTGAACGTGGGCTCTACACCGCCAGTTATACTGGGCCGCCTCTGCTTTATAATTTCCGGGTGGCCCAAGGCGCATCCGGCACGCTGTCGCCGCTCTCGATCGTGCAAGATCACGCCACCTCTCAGGCCGGCATCCGGCCGGTCGTCTATTACCTCAGCGAGGACGGCTTTGCCGCCTTCGACGGCTCGACCAGCTTCCCGATCGGCGCGCAGAAATTCGACCGCGCTTTCTTCCGCGACCTAGACGACGCCTACATCAACTATGTGCTGGGCGTCTCAGACCCGCGCAGCCGGGCTATCCTGTGGGCATATCCTAGCGTCGGTTCAGGCGGGCTGTTCAACCGGCTCCTGACCTACAATTGGGAACTCAACCGGGCCACGATCACGGAGCTGGAGCCAGCGCAATACCTAGAGTTTCTGACGACCGCGATGTACGGCCAAGCCTACACGATGGACAATGTAGATGCCTTGTACCCCGGCGGGATCGACCAGGAGCAGCCTGACCTGGACGATCCGTTCTGGACCGGCAATGCGGCGAGCCGCCTGACTATGTTCGACATCGACCACCGGCTCAACATCGGTGGCGGCCCGGCTCTGGCGCCGACCCTGGAAACCGGTGAGATGCAACCGCATGACGGCCGCCGCGCCTTTGTGCAGATGACCAGGCCGCTCAACGACGGTGGTGCCGCCACCATCGCGGTCGGGCACAGAGAGCGCACCACCGACCCGGTGACCTGGGAGGCGCCGGTCAATATCAACCAGATCGGCGAATGCCCGCAGCGTAGCTCGGGCCGGTATCTCAGGTTCCGCATGCAGATGCCGGCGGCGCAGGTTTTCACCCACATGCAGGGGATCGATGCCCAGCTCCTGCCGGAAGGCAAGCGGCGCTGATGGCGGCCCACAGCGCGGCTGCCAGCATCCAGCCGGTGCCGCCGGATCAGCCGCCGGAGGGCTATGCGACCTGGCTGCGGGAGATTGCTGCCGCGGTCAACCTGATCGGCAGCCAGATCAACAACCGGGCAGGATTGCCTGACGCCGCCAACGATGCCGCCGCCGCGGCGCTGGGCGTGCCGGTCGGGGGGGCCTATCGCAGCGGGTCCGCTCTTATGGTGCGGGTTGTATGAGCCTGACGACCTGGGAGTTGCACGGGTTCCTACCGCACCCGACCCCGGACGCCGTCCAGGTCGAGGTGCGCCTGCCGTCGCTCGAAGAGGTGGTCGAGCACTGGACGATCATCGGGCCGCTCTTGCACAAGGCAACCAGCCGCAACGGCTGCTATGAGCCATTGGACCTCCTCCAAATGGCAATGGCTGGGCAGGCCGGGATCTGGATCTGCGAAGTGGATGGCGAGATCCGGGCCGCGGTGGTGACAAGGGTCACCGTGTTCCCGCGGCGCCGCATCCTCGAAATGATGGCGGCCGGCGGCAGCGGTATGCGGCATTGGATCGAGCCGCTGCGGACCGCGATGCGCGCCCATGCCCGCGAGATCGGGTGCAGCCATATCGCATCTGTCGCCAGGCCGGGATGGCTCAGAGCCTGGGGCGCCACACCGACCGGTGACATCGGCATGGTGTGCAATATCGAGGACACGCCATGAAGGGCTCAAAGCCCGCCGGCCAGACCACCACCCAGACAATAAACCCGACCCAGCAGATGCAGGCGCCGTTCTTGCAGTCGGGTTGGAATGCGGCGCAGAACCTCTACGACACGCAGCCGCTGTCGTACTACCCCGGTCAGACCCTGGCGGATTACCGGGCGCCCGACCCGATGGTGGGGAACGCCTACAACAACATCTACAACGCCGGGCAGAACGTCGCTGCAGGCCTGCCCGCCTTCAACGCCAACTATGCCTCGATGGGGCAATACGCGCCGCAGATCGCCGGTTATGCCAACCAGGCGGCGCAGAACAACAACGCCGGGCTCAACTCTCTGATGCAAACCGCGCAAGGTGGCGGGCCCGGCATGGAGCAATTGGCCAGGTCGGCCAGAGGCGAATACCTCAACAGCAACCCCTACCTCGACGCCGCGATCCAAGCGGCACAAGATCCGACGATACGGAATTACCAGACCTCGATCGCGCCGACGATAGATGCCGCACTGGCGCAGAGCGGGCGCTATGGCTCGGGCGCGCAAGCCGGGCTTTACGACACATCGCAGCGCAACCTTGGCCGCGCGCTGGGCGACATCAGCACGAATATGAGCAACCTCAACTACAGCCAGGAGCGCCGGCTACAGGATGCCGCGGCGCAGCAATACAGCGGCCTCACCAACCAAGCCGGGAATGCCTACGGGCAACTCTACAATTCCGGTCTCGGCTTGGGCATGACCGGTCTCACCGCCGCGACCGACATCCAGCGCCAGATCGCCTCGCTGTTCCCGCAATGGGCCGCCGCGCAAGGCCTGCCGGCGCAGGCGGAACTGCAAGCGGGCCAAGGCCTGACCCAGCTCGGGCAGACGCAGCAGGCGCGCGAGCAGGCGCAGCTTGCCGACCAGAGGGCGCGGTGGGAGGGTAACCAGCAAGCGCCCTACGATACGCTCAGCCGGTATCTGGAAAACATCGGCGCAAAGAACCCGGTCACCGGCACCCGCAGCGAGTCGTCCCCGTATTTCCAGAACCAGGGCGCGAACATCCTCGGCGGCCTGGCCGGGGCGGCCGGGCTTGGCCGCAACCTCGGATTGTTTGGCGGCGGTGCGGCAGGAGCTGCGGCGCCCTTTGGGGCGTTAGCCGATGCTTCGATCGCGGCCGGTGGCCCGCCTCTGGCCTTAGGGCTGGGAACGACTGCGGGGTTGGAGGGTTTGGCCGCTGCCGCACCGGCCGCTGCCGCCTGGATCATCTGCACTGAGCTGATGCGCCAGAAACGGTTGCCAAAGCGCCACTGGGCCGCCGGGCTGCGGGTTTTCGAGCAATACCCGGAGATCGGCAAGCGCGGTTATTACGTCTGGGCAATCCCGAGCGTGCGGCATCTGCGGCGCCACCCGGACAGTCTCTACTCGCGCTTCCTCGGCGCCGTCTTCCGCTGGCGCGCCGAGGACATTGCCGCCCGGGTTGGCGTCAAAGGCGCCCGCAGGCTGTGGCGCGGCCGGGCTGTCACGGCTGCCTTGGTGCTGCCGTGTCTGGTGCTCGGCGTTCTCAGCGGCCCACAGGATTGGTCTCAAGTGTATGACAAGGAGCACGCTGCATGATGCCGTTCCCCGAGCCGCGTGGCGATATCCGCGTCCAACTGGCGGCGGTGATGGACCCGAAGCACCCCAAGCGCGCCTGTTTTGTCGTGCCGGAGGATGCGGGCCAGATCCCCTATGTCCTCAATGCGTTCATCGAGACGCGCGCCGAGGGCACGCTGGTCACGACGCGAGAGGATTGGGCCGATGCGTTTTACGGTTGGCCCACTGGGCAGCCGGTCCTGTTTGACCGAGCGATGGCAAAAATCCTGGGCTATCCCGAGGCCAAGGACGACGTCGTCAAAAACTGCGGCGGGCGCCCGGTGGCAAATGCCCGAGCCGTGCAGGTTTGGGATGCGGACGGCTGGGTGGTTATTGAGGCATTTGCCAGCCCGGCCGGGTTGCAGGCGACCCAGGACGAGTTGCGGCAGCATATCCCGCCCGGCGGCAGCATGGTCGTGCTGACCCCGATCGAGGCAATCGGCCGGCGGCTCTTACTGCGAGAAGCGGGAAACTGATCGATGGCTGACATCTAGGCGTGGTCGCCGGTCGACGAGTCGAATACCGCGGCCCCGCCTGCCGGTTGGCCCGAGGGCATGCCTCATTCCGCGGTGAACAACAGCGCCCGCGCGATGATGGGGGCGATCAGGCGCTGGTACGACACGATCACGGCGCAGGTCGCCAGCCTCACGACATCGCTCGGCAATTACCTGCCGCTCAGTGGCGGCTCGCTCTGGGGGCCGCTGTCGGTCAACGGCAATTTGTTTGTTGTCGGGCATGCCTATGCTACCAACATCACCGCCAGCGCCGACATATCAGCAACCGGCGGCACTGCGTATCTAGGCGAAGTGCAGATTGCCGGAGCCGTCGATGCCACCGGCGAGCTGTCGTCCGACACTTCAGTCAACACGGTTTTCTATCGGCTGCGGGGTGCGACCTTTGCCTCCGCGGCGGAGGACTTGTCCTCGGTGCAGATCGGCGACGGCACTGCGATCAACCTCAGCCTCTACGGCGGCGTCGCTGCAACCAACTATTACGACAACAACTCGCACTATTTCCGCAACCGCGGCGGGTTCAGCACCTACGCCATCTTTGCCCCCGGCGGCACGTTCAATGTGAACGGCACCTGGGGCACCATCTCGGACCGGGCTTACAAGAGCGACGTCCACGCATACGACCGCGGCCTCGACGCTCTGCAAAGCTTGGCGCCGGTCTCGTTCCGTTATTCCGGCGGGCCGTTCCGCTCGGAGCGATTCCACTACGGTTTGATCGCCCAGGACATCGAGGCCCACGTCCCGGAGATGGTGGAGACGGTCAACATCGACGGGGTCGGCGTCCTGACCCTGCAGCCCAGCCACGCGATCTGGCTCTTGATCAACTCGTGCAAGGAACTCGCGGCACGGGTCGAGGCCTTAGAGCAGCGAGTTCTCTAGGAGGAAAGCAATGTCCGACTTCGGTGCAGTCTACGATTACGCCCTGATGCTCGAGGCGAGCGTCCCGGCCGGGATGATGGCGCAGTTCGAGGCGATCCGCCCGGCCGTGTTGGGCATGACCCCGAGGCAGAAAGAGGAAGCCGAGAAATTGGCGGCGATGTCGCCGGAAGACCGGGCCAAGGCGCAAGCTGAGATCGCCAAGCGGAACGAGGAGGCCCGCGCCAAGTTTGAGGAAGAGGCGGCCAAGAGGGCAGCGGCGGCCGCGCCCAAGCCCGCCCCCCCGCCGGCAGCTCCGCCCGCCCCGGCAGCACACCCGGCACCCGAAAAGAAGTAGTCAATACGGGAGAGTACGTACATGGCCGGCTTGTTTGAGGGCCTCCTGGGCGGCGGTAGCGATCCGTATGAATTGTACGGCGATCTGCTGAACGACACCCAGAAGGCGGCGCTGCGCGATCAGCAAACAACCCGTGGATTGCTGCAAGCGGCGGCTATCTTCTCCAAAGCTGGCCAGGCTAGCCGGTTGCCGGTCTCGATCCCGTGGGGCGAGGCCGCTGCCGCATTCGGCGGCGGCCAGGATGAAGCCCTCAAGGGCATCATGACGGCGGCTCAGATCCGCGAGTTACAGTCCAAGGCCAAGATCCGCGATCAGATGTTCGGCCCCGAGGCGAACGCCAAGATGGACGCCTTGCTCAAGGCCTTTGGCATGGGCGGTGGCAGCACCGGAACGCCTGCCGCTGCAAGCGGCCCATCGCCCGCCGGGACGTACATCCCCGACCCGGCCAAGCCTGCGCTGCCGATGGTTAACCCCGCATTGGGGCCGGTCGAGCTTGATGCCGGCGGCACGCCAGCGGCAGGCATGCCGACAATCCCGCTCGACGCCCCGGGGCCGCAAACAGGGCTCTTGCCGCCGCCGGATCAAGTTGCCGGACTGAGCGGCCCCGGAGTCTTAGCCAGGATTGCCGCGATGCAACAGGGAGGCGGCGGAGGGAGCCCCGCCCCTTTTGGCGGCGACCAGGCATCTTCCCTTCGTTTGGCTAGTCATATCAACTATGGCGGAACTGGCGCGTTGGGCAATCCGGCTGAGGCGGGGTGGCGCAGTAGCAATATTGTTCCGGTGCCCGCTCCCGGCGGCGCATCGTTTAATGTCCACCGCGCTGCCGCACCTGATTTTGCCGGCTTTCTGCAAGACCTGAGTGCGCTTGGCTACAAGATCGATCCAAAAACTTCCGGCGGGTACAACTATCGCAACATCAGAGGCAGCAACTCGTTGTCAGAGCACGCCTATGGCACGGCGATCGACATAAATTCCAATGCCAATCTGTACACGCGGGATGGGCGGAAAGTAACGGATCTGCCGCCGGAGGTGGGCGCCCTGGCTGCCAAGCATAACCTCGAATGGGGCGGGAACTGGAAAGATCCCGTCGATACAATGCACTTCCAGTGGCGCGGGCCGGGAGGCGAGGCATCCGCCACCGCAACGCCCGGCGGGCAAGATCAAGTCATCCCATCCGGTCAAGGCGTCCCGGCAAACATGCTCCGCACCGTTGCCGACACCGGCGGCGGCGTCCCCGGCATGCCGCCGGTTCCGGTGCCGCCAGGCGTCAACCCTGCCGCGATGAACGGGCTCTTGATCGAACTGGCACGCCGCAACGCCGCCGCGGAAGCGCTCGGCATGGGCAATCCCTACGGCAGTATGCTCAGCGTGTTGCAGGGCTCGCCGCAGTACAAGGCGGCGATCGAGACCGCCACCAGGGGTGCGGGCCTGCCGTTTGTCAGGCCGGAGGCGGCAGAGAAAGCCGCAGGCGCCTTCCCCTTCGACATGGCCGGGAAACAGTACCAAGCCGCGCTAGACCGGGCGACCAACGAGGCCAAGATGCTCGGCGAGGCCAGGAACGATCCTGCCGAGATCAAGGTATCGGACGGCAAGGGCGGCGAAGTTATCGTGCAAGGAACCCGCGAGCAAAAGGTCAGGGCAGCGCAAGGCTTGCCGGTGCCGGAGCTTGGTATTACCGGCATATTCCGCCCCGGCGCCACGGGGCTTCCGCCAGCCGGGTCTCTTGCCACCACACCTGTTGATCCGCCGGGATACGCGGAAGCCACCACCATTATGTTGAAAGAGCGGCGGCCTAAAGCTGAAGCCGCGGTGAAGAGCCTCAATTTCAACGAAACCGCCCAGCGTCTCCTTGATGCCGGGATTATCTCCGGCTATGGGGCGGGGTTCCGTCTCGATGCCGCCAAGGCAAAGGCCTTGCTGGGATGGGATGACCAGCGGATTGCCAATACTGAGACCTTCCTCGCGACCCAAGCACGGCAAGTTGCTGCCATCTTAGGGTCGGGTGACTTTGGTTCCGGCGCCAGTATTACTGACGAAGACCGGCGACAGGCCGCTAGGATGGCTGGCGCCGACAGCGCTCTCGATGAGAAATCATTGCGCTTTTTGGTCCGCCTAAATGGTACTGCGGCGAATTGGGAAATCGATCGGTACAAGGCTGACGTAAAGCGCCACGACCCTAAAGGCCGGTTGCCAATCTTGCAGATCGATGTGCCGCCAAAGGCAGAAACCAAACCATCGGCCAATCAACCGACCCCAATCGGCCAATCGAAAATCGGTGACAAATCTTACGTCAAATGGTCCGACGGCCAGTGGCGCCCGGAAGGCGAATTGCCGGGCGAGGAGAAGCGATAGATGCCGGTCACCGACAAATTGCTATTGGATCAACTGGAACGCTCGCTTGCTGCGCCGCAGGCGGGTGGCGGCTATGCCACATCCGATGATCCCGCCTTTAGCGGTGGCCCTGCCGTGACCCCGGATATGGCAAAACAACTCGACACCCAAGGAACGCAATACCGCGGGAACATTCTACCGCTCCGCGTCGATCTAGCTGGAAAGACGCATTTCGACCCAGAGGCAGGCGTCCTTGGCAGCCTGATCTCTGGGCTGACCGCGCCAGGCGATGTTTGGCGCGGCAATGTGCCGGTGTTCAACGCGCGCGGCGATATCAATCCCGAAATGAACCGCCGCGCCGCTGATATGGCGGGGTTGATCGCCCTTCCAAGCCCCGGAGCAATGCAAGGCAGGGTGGCGCCGATGCAAGGCCCGAGCGCGCACCAGCTCGAAGGCTCCGGCGGGCGCGGATACAACGCAGTGCGCGACAGTGGCTTTGAGTTCAACCCGCAAGTGGTGGTCGACACCACCAATCGTGTTGCTAATCAATTAACCCGAGAGGGTTTTGGCACCCAGGTCGCGCCGGAATTGCACAACATGTTGGAGCCGCCCGGTTACATCCCGCCTGGCGCCATCGCAAACGCCGATACGTTGCAGGCTATCCGCAGGAACTTGGCCAATGCCGGAAAAGACCGGCAGGGACGCGCCGCTTCAGGCATGGCGGTTGGCGAGTTTGACAAAATCCTGGAAGAACTGACGCCAGAGAACGCCCGATTCCGGCCCGATACCCCAGGCGCCGCCACGATCCCGGCGACACAAGCAGACATCGACGCGTTGGCGGCATTACAAAGAGAGGCGCGGCAGGATTGGGCCGGAGCGCAGCGAGTTAATAAGCTATCGGGTGAATTGGATGCCGGCATCACCGGGCTTCAAGAGCGCGGCGACGTTCGGGCAGCGGCAACCCATTCGGGGATGAACCTCGATAACGCATTGCGGCAAGAGGTCTTAGCTTTCCTCAAAAACAAGAATGCCATTCGCGGCTTTCATCCAGACGATCTCAAGGCGCTTAGAGATTTTGCCGAAGGCAATGCTTTACGCAGTGCATTGCGGTTGAGCAGCAATGCACTTGGGGGCGGTGGTGGTCTGGGTGCGCTTGCTACCGGGTTTGCCGGGGTTAAAACCCTTGGCAACGCCTTGGGATCATCTCTGCCGGTTCTCGGCATGTTTCTCAAGAACGCACAGAATACCCTGGCCAGCCGTGAATTGGAGGCGATCCAGCGGACGATTGCACAACGCACGCCGCTCGGGCAGACCTTCCGCGATGCGACGCCAATCATCCCCGGCATGAGCACTCGTGATGCAGCGGTCTGGCAAACCGTGATGCCGGGATTGCTGGGAAGCGTGCCTCGCCCAGAAGAGCTACGCCCGCGCGGCGTAGGGCCGGTTATCTAGAAGAGCGCTCTGACGATAAGGCACAGCAACAGCGCCGGGATGACCAACGGGGCAATCAAGGCGAGCAGCATGCCCGCCAGCCGGAGCAAAATTTCCCCTAGCGGCATCAGCAAAACGATGATGAGGGCAAAGACGATCGGCCATAGCGGAACCGCCATTACGTCGCCTCCACCAACCCAAGCCGCTGCTCGATCCGGTCACCAGTGCTTGATGAGCATCGCGACGGTGGCGGCGGCATTAATTCCAACCGCCCAGAACACGACCGTTAGCTTGCTTTCAAGCCGGTCCACGCTAGCATCGAGCTTAGCCTCCAGCCGATCAATGCCGGCCTTCATGGTAATGCTTAGCCCATCGATATCGGCCTTGGTCGCAACGTCCTCGCCCAGCGCCGCGTTGAGCGCCTCGGCGGTGGCGTCAGCCGCTTCCTGGCTAAATCCGCCTTTGGCGTGCAGGGCGCGGGACAGCTTCAACGTGTCGATGATGGCCATCATCCCCAACCCATAACCCGAGCCAGCACCGCCAGAAATCCGGTAAGGGCGCCCAGGACAGCCGCGAGAGATAAGAGCGGCGCCGTCCACCGGTCACGGTCGAACTTGGCCGCCTCGGACATCAGCTTGCGCTGCTCGGCAACGAATTTGTCGCTCTCGGCAAGCCAGCGGCGGATCTCGATCTGGGACCGGAAGGCGTCATCGCTCATAGGGGCATCACCGCGGAAATGCGGGTGTGGTGCTGGCTACTGCTGCTGCTAAAATCCGGTAAGCCATGATCGAACCTCATTCGTTCGGTGTGGTCAGGCGTCGGGCGGGGAGATGCAGACCCCGTTCGGCGCCGTTCTTATGTGGGGGCTCGGCAACCTACGTGTCCAGCGAAATAGATGGTTAACCCCGCGTGAGCCCGGACGAGATCCCGCTGCGCGACCGGCTGATCGCGATCGAGCGCGACGTGGCGCATTTGCTGGACGAGTCGCGCGCGATCCGCACCACGCTCCACAGCCTGGTTGCCGGCGCGATGTCCGAGCATGCGCAGGCGATCCAGGCGTTGCGGGCGGCGCACGACCAGCGCACCGGCATCTGGTGGACGGCCGCGTGGATACTCGGCGGGCTGGTGGTTCTCGTCGGCGCCGCAGCCTGGTTGCTCGAGCACCAGTTCCAGATCATCATCAAGCCGTAATCTATGGGGGACGACGGCGAGTTTCTGAATGGGCGCATAGTTGGCGCGGCCCGCGATGAGTGATGAAATGATAAACCCGACGAGCAAGCCGACCACCGACCAGGAACTGACAGCGCGGGTTGAGGCGCTGGAGAATGAGGTCGCGGCTTTAACCGAACGGGTTACAGCTCTGGAGGGGGAGGAGCCGCCTGTCGAGCCACCGATTGAGATCGAGCCCCCGGAAGAGATCACTGGCGATCTGTCAGTCGAGATCACTCTGCCGGGCGGCACGCTGCACTTCCGTCAGGCTGATGCGACCGACCTCGGCGCCTATATCGGGGATTTTGTGCGGCAGCACTGCCGGGCGCAGCGGCAGGGCGCCTGGACGGTCTTCTTCCGGCCCGACGTGGACGGGCGGCGCGACGTGGGTGCCGGCCGCGACGAGGTCGTCGTGGAGTACGGCGCCTATGATTTCTCGGTGTCGCCGACCGTGCCGGTAGGGCAGCGGGCGCATATTTTGCAGCCGTTCACCGCAACCATCAAAAGTGGTACTGCGCTCCTGGCAACCATCATCGTGCCAAAACAATACTGGCTGACCCGCTGGCGCTGGCAGTCGGCGCCGCGCCCGATCGTGCGCAATCACGACGATTTGGTCGCGATGAAAGCCATCCTGCCGCTGAGCGAAGCGGCGGTCTGGAACAATCCGCCGGATACCTCCTCCGCATCGGCGGTGTGGTCGGGTCCAATGGGTACGGGCGGGTTGATGGTAGCGATGGGCACCACCGGCGACCGTCAGGAGCTGGGGCCGATCACCGACCTCCAGGGCTCTTACCTAGTACGCGGCAATGAGGCGGCGCTGACCGGCATGCTGGCGCAGGCTGAGGCGGTTGGCAGCTTCCCGTTCTGGCTGCGCAGCGACGGCGACAACTTGCTCGATGTGTTCGCGCATCCATACGAGGGTCTGCAATTCACCAGCGACGCGACGAAGTACCCCAAGCTATACCCGGCCAACCCACCCAACGACGCGAATTTCTTCGAGCTCGATGCCGCCCACCACCCCGCGGTCGCCTATATCCCGTGGCTGCTGACCGATGACCCCTTTTTCCTCGAAGGCGCGCAGATGCAGGCGATCTACGCCGCCTGCAATGCCAACTATCATCAAATCAACCAGGAGCTGCCAGGGCTTGCCTCCCCGTCGCAGAAACGAAGCTGGGGCTGGGGCACCCGCGACATCCTGCGGATGTCGGTAATGGCACCGGAGAACCCGCCGCAGTGGCTGCGCCCTCGTAGCTACTTCCGCCGGATGGCTAATGACAACCTGACCTACGTTACGCGCCACATGGAAGACCCGCAGCCGGCCTGCCAGATCTTTCATCTCTGCGCTGGCCTCGACGCGGTGACCAGTTGGGAAGAGGGTTATACCCTCAGCGGCTTTGGCTGGCTGCGCTGGAACGGGTCGCTGCCGGAATGGGATATAGCCGTCGACTGGCTGGCGGGGACGTTGCTCGGTCTCTCCGACCCGGCTCCAGACGCCTGGGAACGGCGCTGGCCGGCGCCCTACCGGGCCTATCTCTATACCTCCGCCAACTGGGGCGAATTGTGGGCCAACTATCAGGCCGAGATGACCACCCCAATCACCATCGGCCCCGACGATAAGATTTACGAAAACCGCACCGACAACCCGGCAACCTGCCCCTCTGGACCACATTATCACGAGGTGATGCTGGGTGCGCTCACCGCGCTGGCGCTGGGTGGCGTGCCGCAGGCCCAGGAGCATGCCGACTGGATGCGCGCGAGGATGCAGCCGGTTTACGTCTCGTACAACAACCAGCCGTCGTCGTTTCGCTATGCTTATGGGGCTACCCCGGTCTAGCGGCCCGCTGGCGGCGTGGGGTTACACCCTCTGCCACCGCTCGCCGATATTAGCGCGGCCAAGTGGCGGGTCGGTAGAGACTGCGCGCGAATAGGAACCCGACTGCGTAGCCGACCAGGCAGCCAGCGAACCCGCCGATGAGAAGCGCCTCCTCGGGGCCGATCACGCCGGCAGCTTCTGCCACTGCTCGGCAACGATCCGCTCCATTTCGGCGCGGTCGGCCGGCGCCAGCGCGGCGCGCGCCTCTTCCAGATTAACTTCGTTGGCGCCGAGCAGATCGGCGAGCTCGTCCGAGGCGCCGCAGCGGCGCACCTTGGGCCCGAACAGCGCCAGCGCCCAGGTGCGCCAGTCCGGTTTGCCGTTCTTCAGAGGCGCCGCGATCTCCAGCCCGCTGGGCTGCGGTGGCGGCGGCTCGGCCGGCATGTGGTGGTCGACCTCGGCCAAGCCGAAAGGATCATCGTCAGCGGCGCCCAGTGGCGCGTGGGGCGCCTGTTCCTCGGCGGGGGCCTCGGCTGCCGGCGCGGGCGTTGCCTGCTGCTGGCGCGCGCGGCGTGCGCCCCGATCCGGCTCGGCGCGGGCTGCGGTAGGCGCCGGCGCCGGATCGGGTGCGCCCTGCTGGCTTGAGGGGAATGAGCCACCAGCAGGTTTCGGATCGAATGGGTTGACGGCGGCGGCGGCGATCTTCTGGTAGCCATCCAAACCGGGCCGCAACACGTCCCGTTCATCTGGTAACAGACCGCTCCGCCAAAACTCCCGGAACGCCGTTGTCCCGCGCTTTGCGGCCGCATGCGCCTCGGCGAATATGTCACGTGCCGGAAAGTCCTCCACTTCACCCGTGCCGGCCGCGAATTGGTCGAGGTCGGCAGCGGTGTCGGAAGCGCTGGCGGCGGGGCCTCGGATGGGAATGTCATCGACTTCCGTTTCATCCAGGAATCCGAGGCCGGCGATGGACAGCGTCACGCGGCGTTTCGCCTTGGTGATGCACTTCAGGGTCGCGTTGGCACGCGCTTCGCCACGCAGGCCGGCGATGCTGACAACACCGAAGTCTTCGTCGCGGCGGCCGGTTTTGTCACTCGCCCGAACGTGCACGGTCAGCATGTCGCCGTCGACTTTCTGGGACACCACCTCAACGGATATACCGTTGATTTTGCGGAGCTGATCGGCGGCGTCGCGGCGCGCGTACAGCACCAGGCGGCCGGATAATGTGATGAACTCCAGCGGCCTGGTGAGCGGGTTCAGCCCGACGCTGTCACATACGGACTTGTAATACTGCACACGCTCTTGTGGTGTCAGCCGGGCTAGGTCGCCTTTGGTTATGACCTGTTCGATGATGTCGCCGCCGTGCAGCGGCACAACGTCATTCTGTGGCATCGGTTACCTCCTGTTCATCCACGGCGCGCACCCAAAGATGGCGCCATGTTTCTCCGCGGCGGATGCGGCTCACCTGGGAGCGTCCAAGACCAAAGCGCATCGCGACATCGTCGCAAGTGCCCGGCGCGTCATGCACCCGTCGCACCACGTCTTCGGTCAGGTGCGCGAGAGAATTCGCCTCACCGCGGGGTGCCCGTCCTTTCGCGACTTTATCGCGGGTGTTATCGGCGTTAGTGCCAAGGAACAGGTGTGCAGGATTTACGCACACTGGATTGTCGCAGCGGTGCAGGACGTGTAACCCGCTCGGGATTGGTCCGCGGTATAACTCCCAAGCCACCCGTGTGGCGGTTAGGGCTTTGCCGTCTACGCGGATCTTCGGTTGGAAGTACGGGGTCTGATTCCCGCGTCGGTGCGTGCCCTTTGCTGCCGTCCACGGCCAGCAATCGTCAGCCGCGCCTTGGATAAACTTTTCAGAGAACCGTGCGGCCAGCGACAGAGGCAGAGCCGCAAACTGGCCATGAGGTCCGCGAGGCTGCTTCATAGCTCGTCACCTTCTTCTGCTGTGCGTTTAATCCGCAGAACTCTTATGTCTTTGGCCGGTATGATAGTTTCGCGGCGATGCTGGGTACGAAATGAGAGGTTCCACCCATCGCACCACGCCGTGCTTGCCGCACCGAGACGTTCCTTTATGGAACTATCAATCTCATCAATGCGCTGCTCGGCATTACGGCGCACCGGCACGAGGTCAGCACGCTCATGGAGCAATGACGCTAGCTCGTTGTTACCGGAAAAATCCTTGTGGCTGCCGTCTGATACAAGCTCAGCCAGTCCAGATGAGGATGCGGCTGGGATGGGGAATGCGCCGACATCAAACGATTTCCAGAACTCGGCGACAGCATCGAGGATGCGCGCCTCGGCGGCCGGGTGCCGGTTCACGTCGAACAGGTACAGCGGAAAGGCCGGGCTGCGGACCATGATCGCGAGCAGGCCGCGGGAGCGCCCGCAGACGAGCATTTCGGTGAGGGTCTGCAACACATAGTGCAGCGGTCTCGTGGCTCTCCACTGCTCCCAGACGGCGGGAGAAACGGTCTTTAGCTGCACCAGCAGATCGTCGGCACCCCAGGCGTCCGGTGTGCAGCCGATGCGCAGCTCGGGGATGAGATGGAAGGTTGTCGCCCGAACGACTTGCAGCTCGGGCCGCTCCTCGTTGATGGCCGCGATGACGGCGGGTTCGAGGATGCGGCCGGCGCGCATGCTGGCGTTGTCGCCTTCGCCGCGGCGAAGGCCGCGCTTCTCGGCAATC